TGAATTGTGATATTGTAAAGGAACACAAGCGTTAAAAAAGTTAATAGTGTAATTTAATTAAAAATTTTTTTTTTGTAAGCAATATTATTTATATAAATTTATATAAATAATAAATTTATATAGTATTTATAATATAAATGACTACAACCAATGATTTGTATAATGTAACTTTACATAATTTTGAACAACATAATACTATAAATAATTCAATAGCAAATAGAAATTTTCCATCAAATAATTTAGGAATGAATTTTTCATTTAGACCGGTAAATACAAAATATACTTTAATGCCTACTTATAATCACGCAACGCAATCATCTGTTCCTATAAATAACAATGTATTATATGATGTAAGTACTACATTTTTTCCAGGAACTAGAAAACCACATTTTCGCGGTTTTGCTTCAAATGTTGATAAAGAATCTACTTTAAGAAACCAATTTTTTGCTTTACAAAAAGCAGACCAAGTTGCCTATCTTCCAAATACTTATAGCGACTTATATGAAAATAATATTAATTTTTTAACACAAAATAATAATTTAGACGCACACTTATTATTTAAAGAAGAAAGTTTTAATGATTTCAATCCAAATATATCAGATTCTATTGGAAATGAAATATTCTATAACTCAACACGAGTTCAATTAAAAAATTTAAAATAAAGTTTATTATAATACATAATTATGAAACAAAATATTAAAAATAAGAAGACAAAACAATATAATGTAATTGCTATTGATTTAGAGCAAAAAGAAGTGAAAGAAGTGAAAGAAGTGAAAGAAGTGAAAGAAGTGAAAGAAGTGAAAGAAGTGAAAGAAGTGAAAGAAGTTAAACCAATTGAATCTTTCATAAACAATATAGACTTGTTATATTTAACAAATCAAGTTCAATATGCTAAAACAAACAAGTTAGAAAATTTATTAAGTAATAATAGTTTATTGAAAGAAATTTTTGATAATTTAGAAGACAATATTAATCTATATAAAGAGCAAATTATAAAATACAATAATTCTACTTTAGAAAAACTATTGACAAGAAATACTAGTGAGACTAATACTAATACTAATACTAATGAGACTAATACTAATACTAATATTAATGAAAAATACAAAATGTATTATTTGTTATATGTATTAAATTTAATACTACATTTAAAAGAAAAAAAAATGAAGAATATAATAAAAGAAGAACTAAAAAATTACTCAAACAGCAGTTTAAATAATCAAAATGTTGGTGATTTTAATATAACAACGGAAACAATTAATTGTATGTGCGGAAGTGATACTTCAAAAAAAATACAAAATTTAGATTTATTTGTTGTTAGAAAATCTAACAAAAATAATAAAAAAATACTTCCACAAAAAAGGGAATAATTTTTTTATAATTATATATTAATTAGAAAGATATAATTATAATGATTAATATTAAAAATAATAAATATAAACATTTAACAAGAGCAAAAAAAATATTACCAAAAACATTTAAAAAAATACCAATAAAAGCGCGTTTATATAGACAGAATCAAAGAACAAGTCGTAAATTTAACAAACTTAAATGTTCGCCATATCAAACAAAAAATATAGATCAAGAGTTAAAAGATTTTACTTGCTATTCGAGGAGTAATTTACAATTATTCAAAAATGTATGGAATGCTAATAACAGTGACAAAATAGTGACAAATAATAGCAAAGAAATATGGGAATATTTTAAGAACAAACTTGATAAACAATGTTATAACGAATTATGCTGGTTAGAACATACTCCATTAAATAAAGTTAATAATAGTGAATTATTAGTAAAAGAAATATTTAAACCTTTTTCTCCTGAAAGGTGGACTACAAAACCAAATACTTGGTTATCAAGTGTTGATATAATAAAAATAATGAAGCAATATGAAAAATCAAATAAGAATTTTAAGTTTATAGGACCATCGCCAATAGATTTTGACTCCAAAGAGTTGTTTTCAACTTGTGTATGGGAGCAATTATGTAATTTCAATTTAGAGGAACATATAAAAAATAAAATTAGTAAAATAGGTATAGTATTTAATACTGATCCACATAATAAACCCGGACAACATTGGATAGCATTGTTTTTGGATATAGATAAAAAATTTATTTTTTATTTTGATAGTAATGGAAGTAAAACACCAAAGCAAATAAAAGTTTTAATTGAGAGAATAGTAAATCAAGCACACAATTTAAATATTAAATTAATAGTTGATAATAATGAAGGTTTTACACATCAATATGGAGATGGACAATGTGGAATGTATACATTATATTTTATAATAGAATTATTGCAAGAAAATAAAACATATAATTATTTTAAAACTACACGCATTACAGACGGGACTATGAGAGAATATAGGAAAAAATATTACAATGAGGCAAATATAAGATTGAGTTCGCTATTTAATGATTAATGTTTTATTTGCTCGTGCTCTTCGTGCTCTGCCATTAAATGCGGACTATTAGTTTTTTTTACATTTTTATTCACAGTTTCTAATTTAGTTAATATATATTCTCCACAAGGACCGCAATTGTCTTAATTTGCCAAATCTATTTTTTTGTTTAATTTAATAGCACATCGTTCTTGTTGGTGTTTTGAAAAATTACTTACACTGTTTGAAGCACATTTTACAATTAACAATTTATAAGTATGATTATAAAAGTTGCACTATTTTATCATAATATGCTTTGCTAATTTCGCATCCTTTAAAGTTGCGTTTAGTGTTTTTAGACGCTAGTGCCGTAGTTCCTGACCCCAAAAATGTATCTAATACTATATCGCCTTCTTTTGAATGTTTTTTTATGAGTTCTTCAAACAGTGCCAAACTTTTTTGTGTAGGATGAAACCTATTTTTTCCGCCTTGTAATGGGTAATGATATATTCCGTTGTCATACGCACTGTTAAATGTTGGACAACCATCTTTAACGCCTAATAGCGCAATCTCTCTACAATTTGTTAAATAATTTACTTTACTATTTCTTGGTTGTGGATTTGTTTTGATCCATTCAATAAATCTAATTTGTTTGAAATTATATTTTTCTAGCAAATCCTTTAGGTTTGTGATTTTCCATAAGTCAAAGAACATTATTAATGTTCCTCCTTTTTTTAATACTTTATAATAAAGTTCAATGAATTTTTCTAAAATAGTCAAAGTAAAATCACTATCCCAATTTCCATAATCAGTTTTAACACAATATTTTTTTCCATATAGCGAACCATATTTTATATAATTGTTTTTTTGCGAATCATCTTCAATAGCGTTTTGCTCTTTATAATTGAGCCATTGCTCTTCTGACTTAACTTCGTTAATATTGTTTTCTTCATTATATTTAACATTATTATAATGTTTATCTAGACCACTTGTTTTAGATATAATATATGGTGGGTCTGTTAATATTAAATCAATAGAGTTGGGGTCTAATGTTTTCAAGTATTCGAGTCCGCACATATTTTCAACACTAATAGAAGGATTAGTAATGCTTTTATTAATAACTTGAAGTTCGAGTAATTTAATTAACGCGTCTTTGCTCTTTGATTTATAATTTGTAATTCCTTGTTGCTCGCATTGTACCATAAGCTGTGCTTTTGTTAATTTTGCTAACTCCATAACTTGCTATAATGCTATACATAATATAACATATTAATTATTCAATTTTTAAATTTTTTATAATTACTATGTTATATTAATTATAAAAAATTTTTAATTCCTACGTCTGTGTCTTGTAATTCTTTTTCCACGACTATGTTTCTTTATAAAACCCTTTCTTCTGGTTTTTATTGCTTTATAGTATTTGCCTTGGCCACGTGGGGCAACATCGAGCAACTGTAATATTGAATTTATCTTATAATCGTCTTGCTGTTTTTTGATAAGTTTAAGTTGGTTTTGCTTGTATTCTTCAAGTTTTTTTGCCTCATATTCTTGCTGCCGTTGTCTAGCATTTTCTCTCATTACTCTCATAAAGTAGTCAGAACTTGGGCTGGACGATCGCCCCATCGCACTAGGGTAGGTGTATGCGCGCGCAGGCATTGTTTTATATATTAAAACAATAAAAAAAAAAATGAAAAAATCACTAAATATAAAAGTATTATGTTAGCTAATTATATATTAGATTATATACATATTTATTCTAAAAGTATTAAGCAAAATCGCGTTCCCATATTTCGCGTTTTGGTGCCATTCTTCCTAGCTCCCAGTCTGGGTTTGCGTTCATAGCTTTAAGAAGTCCATCATAATCTATATCTGGTTGTGAAGTCATTTTATTTAACAACATAATATTATAATCATAAGCAAATTGAGTATATTTTCTATCTTTTGTATACTCAGCAGTCTGGCTAGCATTTCCTCTAATATTTCGGCTAGCATTTCTTTTTGCATTTTTTAAATTTGTTAATCCCTTGTCTAATAGTGCAAGCAAGTTTTTATTAATAGCCAGTGCCAATTTTAAATGCCGTTTATATTCTTGTTTGGCCTTGTCTTGAAAATCATATAAACTAATTCTAACTCCCCTGTCATTAAAGGTTGTATCTGCTCTTGTAGTTGGCAAGCATTTAGAAGCACCAATTCCTCGTCCTTTTCTTTTTGAACATAATTTACTTCTTATTTTACTTAAAGTAGCACGTTTTCCATTTTTTTTTGTTTTCCGCATTATATATAAATATACTAAAGATATATTTTTTATCACGCTATATAAAATATGGATTTTTATACTCGCTTGTTTTGGATGTTTTTCTTAGTCTTTGTTATTTTATCTGGTTATTTACTTTGCTGTACCAAGAAAACTGATATATTTTATTTTCAAATAGCTTCTGGAATTGGAATGTTTGTTACAAGCAAAATTGGAAGAAGTTTTTTAGGAATAACTAAAAAGTAGATTACTATATATAATTATAATTATATAATAATAATAATAATTATAATTTTATAATATATATGAAGTTTGTTAAAAAGGATATTTATAACGTCTTATTTATAGCATTTGTGTTTATTAGTATTATTTTAAGTTTCAAAACTTTTAATAATTTTATGAACGCATATATAAATGGCGAACCTCCACCTAAGCGATTGGTTGAAAGAACATTAGATAGTTATTTTTTAAAATGATTTGTTCCATAATTTATTTAAACTCCAAATAGGAGTGCGTTTATTTAGTGCCCAACGCGAAAAACGATTCACATAATGGCGACAATCATTAATACCTAATATATATTTTTTTTGTAGAGTTTTTTCAAATTCAATGACTTCTGTCAATGTTTTGCTAGTTTCGCCCCAATAAATAGTTTTATTATCCAAAGTTTCGGGAATATAAAATCTATATAGTTTGTCAATAAATCTAACTTCTTTATTTAAAACTTGATTAATAGTACTACTAGTAGTACTTATACTATTTATTGTCTTAAATTCACATATACTTGGTTCGCAAAAAGGTCTGTAATCATATCTTATAATAGTATCTTCATTTTTAAAACTAATTCCAATATGATATAAATTTAATTCATTGTTAAATTTTTCTAAATGTAAATGAACAAGTGTTTTTGGATTATTTGTTGGTACAATATACGAAAATAATGTTTGAATAAGTAATAATAAAACAAACATATTTAACTAATATATGATAATATAAAAATAGATTTATAATAAAAATAGATTTATAATAAAAATAAATTTATAATATAAATCTAAAAATATGTTTATATATAAAGGATGCAAATTTGCTTAATATGTTTAGAGGAGTCTAACAATTTAAATGCTATAACCCATTGTGGAGTTTATTATGTTCATAGTAAATGTTATAGTCAATGGTTAATTAACAATAATACTTGTATTGTATGTAGGAAATCTTTAACAGATGAAGCAACTAAGTTACCTGAACCAACCAATAATGATAGTACACTAACATCCATAAGGTTTGCT